CCTACCCATTTTTGAAAAAATTTGACTTGGCACGCTTCATGCTAGGGGGGGAGGGGTTCACCCTCATTCTCCCCAATTCAATTAACCTATTTCATATATAAAAATCCGACTATATATATACCCCCCTACCCATTTTCAAAAAAAACAACAAAAACCACATTTTAATATTCTGTGAGGGTCTAAATATCGGGCGGGGTATTTTTTATATAACTGTTTGTCATATAACAATAAGCTCTATAAATACACTCTATATCATCATGCAATCTGCCGAGTCCCAAATTGCAGCTATTACAAATATATCCTCGAAAAGTGTGATTGTAATGACAATGATCCAATATCCAGTTTTCTGTATATAAGTTACAAATTGGGCAAAAACCGGGCGGCGGCGCTGGATGTTGCGCTTTTAAATCTCTGCGAATAACGGCCAATTTCTTAGAGCATTCTTTGCATGTGTTTTTGCGGCCAGCTTCAGATGTGGAGAAATATGGAAAATCTTCTATAGGTTTATCGATAAAGCATGCGCGACATTTTTTATTATTATTCACGAATGTAATATTATAATAGCTTAGAAGATGAAAGACAAAAAGAAGGATCAATCTCCTAAAATAACGCAACGTGAAAAAATTAAAGATTCATTATCGATAAGGTCTTTAAATTGGACCGCGAAACAAAAAGAGTTTATTGATTTAGCAACAAACAAAGATACTCGCGTTATTTTTATAAATGGGCCTGCTGGAACTTCGAAATCAATTATTGCGACATATGTTTCATTATTATTATTAAATGATAAAAGAGTATCTGATATTATATATATAAGGTCCGCAGTTGAAAGCAGTGACAGCAAAATTGGTTATTTGCCGGGAGATGCTGATGAAAAATTACATTATTATAATCTGCCGTTTTTGGAAAAATTAGATGAATTACTGCCCCGCGCCGAAGTTGATAAACTTGAAAAAGATGAGCGAATTTCAATGTATCCTGTTAATTATTCGCGTGGAATGAGCTGGGCGGCAAAAGCTATTATTTTTGATGAAGCACAAAATAGTACAAGCAAGGAGATAATTACTGTATTAACTAGATTAGGAGAGTTCAGTCGCTGTTTTGTTCTCGCGGATCCAATGCAAACGGATTTGCCACAAAACAAGGCTGGAGGCTTCGAAAAGCTATTCACCTTGTTTTCTGACGAAGAAAGTAAAATGCATGGTATTCATACATTCTGCTTCACTGAAGAAGATATTGTAAGATCAAAAATTGTAAAGTTTATGGTGAATAAACTTAAAAATCTGAAATAATAATATACATATATGAAAATTTACTGTCAGAAATGTGGTACGCCACACAATTCGATGGAAAAACCCAACTTCTGCACTAACTGCGGAAACTCGTTTAATTCTAAAATGGCGGCGGCAAGCTCTGTGAACCCCAGAGCGGTCAAACAAATTCGTCCAAGGTTAGCGCAAACTGAATCTTCTTATTCTGAAGAAGATGATGATGGTTTTGAGACAGAAATTGATACTGATTTGGCATTTAGTGCTTCTAAACTAGATGTTGATATTGAAAAAGAAGAAAGCTCAAAGATCAAAATTGAAAATGTACTAGGAACTTCAAGTTCGAGTTCAATTGAGCAAAGAGGATCAGAAGGCGGCTACACAATGGATGATTTTCGTAGAGAAGCGGGTTCAATCAAGAACCAATGAACAAAAAAAGAAAAAAGTCGCCATCTTTTGAAGAGTCTATATCTGTTATAGACAATGAAATAAAGAAAAGGAGAAACAAGTGGAATCTATCTAGTTTAAGCTGGATAGATTTTGACGACGTATCTCAGATTATACGAATTCATATTTATAAAAAGTGGCACCTTTATAATTCAAAAAAGCCTTTGGCTCCTTGGGTGAATCGTATCATATCGAATCAAATCAAGAATTTGATACGAAACAACTATTTGAATTTTATTAAACCATGCGCCCAATGTCCCGAAGCGGAGCCAGATGAAGGGTGCAAAAAGTTTGGTAAACAATGCTCGAATTGTCCTCTTTACAAAGAATGGGAAAAAAATAAGAAACATGCATACAATCTAAATATGCCTGTACCATTTGAGTCTTTGGAAAATTGCGCGTCCACAAGTTATGAAGATTCTATTGATATTGATAAGTTCAAAATTGATCTTGATCAAAAAATGAAAAAAATATTAAAGCCGTTAGAGTGGAAATTGTATGAAATGCTGTATATAAAAAAGATGACGGAAAAGCAAGCGGCGAAAAAGATGGGCTACAAAAGCAGCGAGGAAAATAGAAATCCCGGCTACAAACAAATAAAAAACATGCAGAAATCTATTATTAAAAAAATTAAAGCCGGAATTCAAAATGGCAGTATAGAAATTTATTAATATGTTAACCGAAGAACAGCAAAATCTAATCATCAATGAGTGGAATAATCGTCCTGATGATCCACCTTCATTGTTGGAACTAATTAAATTAGTTTATCCAGATAAACCTGAATTAGATGGGCGCTGTAAAGAAGGTAAATTTGTTCAAGCATTTTTAGCAAAACGTAGCTTAAAAGCAAGAGGCGCTCATGAATATAAGAAAACTAAAGCGCCAGATTTAACAGAAGAAAACAAACAGTTTATTTTGAATAACGCCAAAACTATGAAGGCGTTAGAGATGGCCCGCATTATTTTTGATAATCCAACACTTTCTAATTTAAACAATGAAACTAGAATTGTCGCTAAATTCGTTTCTGAAAACATTCTTCCTGAAGATGTTTACAAAGAACAAGAAGAAATCGCGCAGGAAGATTACGTTTCTCCAAGATCCTTAGATAAAGCGATAAATAAAGTCAATAGATATATTTATGACTTAAATTTAAAGCGCGAAACATTAAATTCTAGACAAAAGAAAGATTTAGAATGCTTATTGAAGTATATCAATACATATCGATTTGTTCATCAAATTAATTCTTATGAGGGCGCTGTTGATAGAGATTTATTTGAAAGTTCATTTATACGTTATACATATGATAAAAATGATCTTACAGAAGAAGAAGTAGATCAATATATTATTTTGGCTTCAGAAGTAGTTATAGCTTCAAATATTCAACGACGAGTAGAAAAGCTTCAAAAAATATTAGAGAATGCTACTGATAATGACGCCAGAATTTCAATGGGTCTTGTTGAATCAATTAATACGGCGCAAAGTGAATACAATCAATGCGTTGGCAGACAACAAAAACTTGTTAATGATCTAAAAACTAAACGCTCTGAAAGATTAGGTAATCAAATCAAGAGTAATGCTAGTATAATAAATTTGATACAAGCTTGGAAAGAAGAAGAATCGCGCCAAAAAATGATTCGATTAGCTGAAATGAGAAAGAAGACTCTAGAAGAAGAAACCGTCAAGATGGAAGAGATGGATGAATTGAAATCTCGAATTCTTGGTATTTCAAGGGAGGAAATTCTAAATGGTTAAATGCAAAATATGTCATAAGTCTTTTGAAGAAGACAAGAATTTGCATTCACATTTAAAGTCTCATAAAATAACAGTTTCTGATTATTATCATACTCATTTTCCTAGAAAAGATCTTCTTTCTGGGGAGTTAATTATATTCAAAAATAAAGAGCAATATTTTGAAAGTGATTTTAATTCTAAAATTAACTTTAAAAGATGGGCGAAAAATTCAGACCCTTTGATCGTTGGAGATTATTGCAAATCTTTACTGCTGAAGAGAAAGAATAAAAAGAAATCTATTTATCCATTTTCGCAGGTTGAATTAAAGTCTTCTGGTATTCCAAGTATAAATTTTTTAGAAACAATAATTGGAGATTATTATAAGTTCTGCGAGGACAATGGCTTTGAGAAGAAATTTTTAAATGTAAATAATTTGCAGATAGAAAATAATATTCCATCTGATTTATTTATTTACGTAGATACAAGAGAGCAAAAGCCTATTGACTTTTCTATGCAAACTCAAGTCAAAAAATTAGACTTTGGAGATTATTGTCTTAGTGATTTGGATGTTTCTGGAAAGACTTTCATAGAAAGAAAATCTTTGAAAGACTTCATTGGAACATTAGTCGCGGGATATGATAGATTTTGTCGCGAAATAGAGCGAGCCGCAGAAAATGAAAGTGTAATTGTCGTTGTTGTGGAAAACGATTTATCAACTTGTTTGAAATTTAATTATCTATCTTATATTTCTAGAAATACAAAAGTTAATCCAGACTTTGTTTTTCATAAAGTGCGCTCTTTGATGAGTATATATAAAAACGTGCAGTTTTTATTTGTAGATGATAGAAAAGAATCTTCTAGAGTTATAGAAAAAATATTTATTAATAAAGATATAGCGGCAAATTATGATTTGCAGCTATTATATGATATAAAGAAATTATGATCTACTGCCCAGATAAATACAAAGGAAATTTCGTAGATTTAAATCAAGAGTATAAAATGCTAAAAGGCGAGCTTGATGATAAAGAAGCTCGTATTACTTTAGCAAAATTTTTAAGAAACAATGTAGGATTTACTGCCGAACTTTTATCTGGAATTAAATTGGCGCCATATCAAGAGATGACTCTCAAAGGTATGATGAATCGTAATTTTTCCATGTGCGTATGGGGTCGTGGTTGTGGTAAAAGTTTTATTGGTAGTATTTTTTGTTTTTTACAATGCATCTTTGAACCCAATACAAAAATTCTTATTGCAGGTCCAACTTTTAGAACTGCTCGTTTTATTTTTAATTATTTAGAGAAGATCGTTGATTCAAAAGGCGGCGAACTTCTTCAACAAGCTTTTGGCGCGAAGGCGAAACGAAATGATCAATACGAATGGCAAATTAACGGAGGTTCAATAACAGCCATTCCTCTCAATGGAGAAAAAATTCGTGGCTTTCGCGCTAATATTCTCGTCCTTGATGAGTTTCTTCTTCTCTCTGAGGATATTATCAAAACTGTACTCATGCCGTTTCTTGTCGCTCCTCAAAACATGAAGGAGCGTATGGAAATTCGCGAATTAGAAGATCGATTAATTAAAGAAGGTCGCATGACTGAAGAAGAAAGAATGGCGTTTCCAAATACATCCAAGATGATTGCTCTTTCTTCCGCGTCTTTTACTTTCGAGAATTTGTATAAAACATATAAAGAATGGAATGATAAAATTTATTCTAATGAAGTAGGAGATGCTAAATATTTCATTTCTCAAATGAGTTATGAAGCATTACCTTCTCACATGATTGATAACACTGTTATTGAAGAAGCTCAAAATGGTGGCACATCTCATAGCTCCTTTTTAAGAGAATATTGCGCCCGATTTACAGATGGTAGTGATGGTTATTTTAGTGCTAAAAAAATGCATGAATGCACTATTCCTGATGGCGAAGATCCAACAACACTTTTGAAAGGAAAAAGTAATACTAAATATATATTATCAATTGACCCAAGTTTCTCAAATAGTCCAAGCTCTGATTATTTTGCTATGTCCGTATTTGAATTAGATGAAGAGGCTAAACAAGGAACATTAGTTCATGGATACGCAGTAGCTGGAGGTAATTTAAAAGCTCATATTAACTATTTGTATTATTTGATGACTAGTTTTAAAATTGTTATGATTTGCATCGATAATGCTGGTTATCAATTTATTGATAGCGCCAAAGAAAGTGAAATATTTAAAAAGAGTAATATCTCTTTATCTTTTTTTGAAGCCGATACTACTTTAGAAGGAAATGAATATATTCAAATGACTCGTAAAGCTTCGCGTGAATATAATGTAGAAAAAGGATCTATTTGTTTCAAGCAAAATTTTACAACTGATTTTATTAGAAAAGCAAATAATTATTTACAAGCGAACATTGATCATAGAAAAGTTTGGTTTGCCTCTAGGACTTCTGCGAACAATCAAGCTTTTGATAGAGAAAGCTCTTATGGAGTTAATTTAGATATGGTTGGTCATGAATCTATTTTAGATTTCATTGAGTTTCAGGATAATATTATATATCAAACGAAAAAGCAATGCGCTTTGATTGAAGTTCGATCTTCTGCTAAGGGAGTTCAAACCTTTGATTTACCGCAGCATTTGAAAAGAGACAATAGTCCGAATAGAGCTAGAAAAGATAATTATACAACATTTATGTTGGGTAATTGGGCGACAAAGTTCTATTTTGAAATTGAAGCTTCTTCAAAAGTTAAAGAAGTATCTACTTTTTCGCCTATAATGATATAAAAAGTGTAATAATTTAAAATGCCGCAAAGTCTAATAGGATTAAAGCAAATAAAGTCTGGAGAGATTGGCAGTTATATAACTGGAGCTTTAGGTGTATCGAACACTGGAGCTACAGTATATAATTCCAAATCCGTGGTATTTAATGACTCGGTAACTTTCAGTGGTTCAGTTGATTTCAAAGATTCATTTGAAGCTCAAGAAAATTTTAAAGTTAAATCTGGTCTTTTGGTATCTGGCAACATTACAGGTTTAGGAAATTTGAATATTGATGGAGTAGCTCGTTTTGATGGAGACGCTTCTTTTGATAATCCTGTTATTTTCGAAGATCAGATTACGGTCTCTGGATCTTCAAATTTTAAAGGAGCTAGTACTTTTGACAATGAGATTATTGTTAATTCCCCAGCTACTTTTAATGATCCAATCGTAATTACTGATAATTTCAGCGTCGGAGTTGGAACTTCAGTGTTTAGCGGCATTTTCAAAGCTTTAGGTACAAGTACTATAGGATCAAATGCAGGTTCTGCAACTAATACTTATTTAGTAGGTAATAATATTTTTTCTGGAGCCTCTAAATTTACTGGATCAGCAGATTTCGCTTCTTACGCTAGATTTTCAGGAGTAACTACTTTTAACAGTGGAGTTACGTTCAATAGCGGAGACATTGTATTCAGCGGAACTGGACAAGCTTTCGCAACAAAAACTCTCTTCTCTGGAGATGTTAGATTTTATGGTAATGTAACAGGATCTAACATAAATGTTACTTCTTCTTTGGGAATAGCAACTAGCGCTTCATTTACTAATAATTCTATATCATATTTTTATAATGATATTTATGTATCAGGAAATTCTAATTCAGTTAATATTATTAGCGGAAGCGAATTAAATTTAAACGATGGAGATTTAACTCAATTAAGTGGATCTTCTGATTATAATCAATCATATATCAATTTAAATAGCGGTTCATTTCTAGAAATTAAAAGTGGCTCAAAAGAAACTTTGTATAAAGATTCTAATTTCGTTGTTAAAAGCGGCGCGAAATTTAATATAGAAACTGGAATATATACTCAAGCGTATGGATCTATTCCTTCTACGGCTTCTGTACCTACTGGGCAATTATATATTCAAGAATTAACAATTGGCGGTGTAACATATCATGTTCTCGCTATAAGAAACTGGGCGGCATAAAATGAAATCTAAATCTAAATTACAAGAAACTCAACCTTTAATGGTAGCAACAGCTTCTTCTGTAACAAGTCAGAGAAGAAATAAAGCTGGAACTATCGAGAGGACTGATAAGTTTAAAAATATTGATGATGGCTTAATACCATTTAAATATACTCGTACTAATTATGCCGATAGAAGCACTATTGATATAAAAGACGCGACGATTTTATGCCAAAAGGCTTATTATAATTTTGCGCAATTTAGAAATGTCATTGACGTAATGACAGAATTTTCAGTTAGTAATCTTTATTTCCAAGGCGGCACTAAAAAAGCTAGAGATTTTTTTGACGCATTATTTAAAAAGATTAATCTTTGGAGCTTTCAAGATAGATTTTTCAGAGAATATTATCGTTCTGGAAACGTTTTCATTTATCGTTTTGAAGGAGAGCTTACTCAAGAAGATACAAATAGATTATCTCAAATATTAGGGCGAGGTCCTTTAGATACAAGTAATGTAAAAATCCCTGTTCGTTATATCATTATTAATCCTGTTGATATTCAATTTTCTAGCGGCACATCTTATTTAACTGGTAAATATTATAAAGTTCTTAGCGAATATGAATTAAGTAGATTAAGAACAATTACAACTGAAGAAGATCAGCAAATTTTTGATAGTTTTGACGAAGAGACTCAACATTTAATTAAGGTTTCTAAAATTGGATCTTTAAGAATTGTTTTAAATCCAGAAAGATTTAGATCTGTTTTTTATAAAAAGCAAGATTACGAGCCTTTCGCAGTTCCT